TTCACCTTTGATGCCAGGAAAGAAGCTTCCAAAATATTCGAGCCAATCCTCGTCACTCATCTTTGCCAGGGCTTGCAGCTTCTCTTCATCGCCAGTCGCCAACGCATACATCAATCGCTGAAGAACAATGCCAAACATGAAGAACCCGACCAAGCGGGTAGCGAACATGGCTGTTGCGATAACCTGTTTTGAGGCGCCCTGGCCCTCAAGCTGCTGGGCTCTTTTGAACGCGACCTTCTCAACGCGCGAATTGAATGCGTGTGAATAGGACATTAGCGACCACATCAACCGACCGGGCGACGACTTGCTGGCATAGACAGGCTTGTCAAGGCGCCCTGGCTCTAAGAAGTGGTTGTTCACATACTTGAACATGGCGTCGGTGATCTGGTCAAAATACTTGCTGTTCTCAAGCTGCTCAGGCGTTGGCTTGAACCCCATAGACAGCAGCTCCTTCGACACCTGCTCCCAATCGTCTGTGATCCCAAAGTCTTTCAGCTCTTGCTTGTAGACATCTCTTAGCTTGTCGCCTTTTTTGGCAAACCTGTAGAGGCGCCGGTAGGCATGCAGCGCGCCAATACGCTGCATCAGCATCATGTGTCCTGTCATGCCGATAAAGCGGTAAGAGACTTGAGAGAACCTAGAGAGCGGGCCGTTATGGTTCTTGGCCGCGTCAACGTCCATGCCGGCCCTTGCGTGGTGCAGCATCGACATTTGAAGGTCGGAGCCAATGCCTGCCAAAGCGGCAATTTCATTTGAATAATCAACAAAGTTTGTGGAGCGCTTGCCGACTAGCTTCGATGCATGGTTCAATAGAACGCGCGCTTGTTGAGCCATGTGCGTAATGTAACCAGCAAAGTCGCCTTCAGCAAAGATCATGGTGGCGGGCTCTGTGAACTGCATGATAACCGCCTTAGGGAGCATCACCGCCGTGACAATGTTACTCGCGTTTTCAACGATTGGATTGTATTCGGCCAGGTCGAGGCCAGACGCGTAGCGCAGCAATTCAGCTCCAAGCGCTCGGTCTTTAGCCGTCGTGACATCGTTGATTTCGCTAAGGCCTTTAGCAATCAATTGCTCAAGGTTTTGCCTTGGCTGAAGCACATCACCGCTTTTTGAGACCCCTGGCCCAACAGAAGCATACCAAGCTGTGATATCCGCAGCATTTGCAGCGTATGCGCGCGCCAAGGTCGAGACGTTTTGCACGCGATATTTGGCTGTGTTCTTGCGAGCTGTCGGTAGCAGCGAGCGTGACTTGGTGTGCGCCTCGTGTGAAGTTGTCCCTCCGCTGCCAGCTTCGTTTATGATGGCTTTGATCCAACGGTCTGCGCGATCCTCAGCAATGGTCTGGATAACGTCATCCGTCAAATCTTCTGGTTCTTTGACCTTGTTGCGACGGGCTTCTTCGTTGGTCAAAATGCCATTCGCACCAGTTACCTTTTGTCCGTTGTCCAAGCGCTGGCTGATATCGTCGGCATAATCTTGGGTCGCCGCTTCGACAAAGCCGTCCTTGTCTTTGGCAATCAAATCGGCGTCATAAACGCCATAAATGTAAGACGAAGTGGCCATGATATTTGGGCCGATTTGGGCGTTAGTTGCTCGATTGACGACGTAGTTTTGTTTGGCAAGCATGCTGTCAAACAGGTCACGCAAAACGCCGACCTTCTTCTTGACGACGCTGCGCATCTCCCCCGGCACGGTGGTGAAATTAAAGTTGGGATCGTCCAGCGCAGCGTAAACGTAGCGCTCCTCTTTCTTGGTCGGAGCTGCTTTCTTCAAAGCCTGCTCCACCATGTTTGCGTACTGACCGCCGTACTTCTTCTTGGCCTCATGCAACACAAGCTGCTGCACGCGCCCGCTGCCAGGCGCATCAACAATGCTGTCGATCACACGACGCAAAGTCTTGCTGGAGCTGCCAAGTCGGCGCAGGGCAAGCAAGCGACCGCGCAGGTCCGCGTTCATAACTGCCGCCTTTTTTGCTGCGCCAGTTAGTCCGGCAATATCTGTTTCGCCAAACGCCCTGTCTCGATCCCCCTTCTGCTGGGCTGTCAAACGCTTGCGCAGCTTGATTGTTTCTTCACGTCGAATGTTCTTCGACTGATCGGCTTCTTCTTCGATTTGCTTGGCGGGGTCAAAAAACAGCGGTGTAGGTAGGTCGGGCAATTCGTTCTGAATGTCCCTCGTTGTTGTCGTCTCTCTTGGCAACGCCTTCTGCGAGCCGCGAGCCTCAACAATGTTTTCGCCAATGATTTCACCGAACACACGTCTAAAGGCATCGCTGATTGCAGCCAGGTCTTTGAAGGATGGATAGGCTTGGGCAATGTTCTCTTGAGCGTCGAGGTTGATTAGACCCTCAGGAACCACAGACGACAAGCCGCTCAAGCCAGAGCGAATTTGCACCCAGTTCGCCAAAGTCGCTTCAAACGCCCGAGCGGTCATTTCGGCAATTCGACCGGTGTAATCCATGTCAGACTTGGAGAGCTTGCCAATATCCGTATTCATGGCTGCATGAAGCTTGTTGATCTGGTCCTTTAGGGCCTTCCGCTTCTTCTTAACGCCAATGCCGCCTTGCGCCAGTTGCTCAAGCTGTTCTTCTAAGTCGCGCATCTGGATCGCGCGTTGTGCGTCGTCGCCCTCAAAGAGCGTCATAATCAATTCAGCATAGGCTTTCTTGATGGCCAATGCTGGTTCGTTCTTGGCTTGCCGACGCGAAGCCAGGTGTTCAGACAAAAGCTTGCCCTTGACCTGCCCCACCAGATAATTGTCGATTGCGTGGAACCATTCATGCGCAAAGGTGCTGTTCCGATTGACGGACACAACGAATGGCTTGGTTCCTTTGCCGCGCTTGTAGACGAAATACCCCATGACGCCTGGCTTCGGCTCGCCTGAAAAGCCCAGGCCAATCTTTCCGTTTAGGCTCATGGCCTTGCGGTTGACGCCAATCACGTCGGCCATCTCGTCAAGATTGCCGTACATCTCAAGCGCTTGGTCAAGGACAGTTGCTTTTGACAAATTTCGCGACAGATTGATGAAGTCAAAGCCGTACTGATCTTGCAAGGCGCGCTTGACATAGCCAAGCTTCTTGTCGAACCCCATTGCATTCCAGTCGTCCAGCGGGATGCCGAACAAGTGGCGCACGCCAGTCTCACCGCTGCGCTTGGCAATGCCCTGCCGTGAAACGACATTCGGCTTCGAGGCGCTTTTGGTGCGCGCGTCGAGGCTTTCTTGCCCAGCACTTTTTTTTGCTTCCTGGGCTTGCGTCCGGCTAAACAAACCGTTCTGATCGGCGGCGGGCTTTGGCGCTGCGTCCTTCGTTTGTTTGGCACGCGCCACGTCAAGAATAGCGGCAGGATCGTCTACGCCGGCAAGAAGCCCACCATTAGCCTGCTTCTGGGCTTCATCCACATATGTCTTGAAGAAGTTGACCATGTGATCTTGGCCGTAGGCAGCATTGCCTTCTGGGCGATAGAAGCTCTCAAGGATCTTGGTGACGACTTCGCTATCGGGGTCGATGGATGTTTGACTGAGATAGTCCCTCAGCTTCGTGCCGCTCTTGCGCAGATCGGACAGACGCTTGACGGCCGTCACAATGTCTTGAGAAATATCCAAAGACTTTGGAATGGTGCCTTGTTCAGCCAGCGCTTTTATGTACGCATACGACGGCGCCACCTGCTTCAGAGCGTTGCCAATGCTCTTGACGTTGTTGTCAGGATCGTTGGTGAACAAATCAACCAATGATGGGTCGCCAAAAGCAGCATGGAGCAAGGCACCTTCAACGCGCTTATGGGCCTCGTTGTTCAGTTCACCCTCGCCATCGACCAGGTTTTGCAGCTCTTGAGTGGAGGCAATGGCTTTAATCACCGACTGGGCAAACCCTCTGTTGTTGGCGCCGTCCAGCTTGCCTCCCTCGTATTGGCTGAGAATGTCGCCAGTCAACTTGCCTGCATCGACCTTCGCGCGCTCCTTCACGCTGGAAGCCATCTTGTCGTCTTTGTTGGCGCCCTGAGTGAAAGACACACGTTCTTGGTCCGTGAACACAGTCGTGCGCCGACGGATCAAGACTGGTTTAGACATGCCTGTCGTATCGAAACCCAGGCTCTCAATCATATTGCGATAGGCTTGGGCCTTGTCGCCAATCTCGTCATAGACAATGTTGATCGACCGCACGCGACCATTGCCTGACTCGATCACATTGTCTGGACCGACAATCGGCGCCCCACGGTCTGCGCTCGGATCGTCAAACAAGATGTAGGGGTCAAGGTTAGCTGCAATTTGCCGAATATTTGCATCACTGGCAATTGATGTTCGGTCGCGACTTTGCAGCTCACCGTCCGCTCCAACCAATGTGTCGTACTCAACCACCTCAAATTCTGTATCGACCAGGCGGCCAGAGTCCGGTTCACGAACACCGACCTGCTTGAGTTTGCCGTCTGTGTCTCTGAACGCGCGTCCTCGGCGGCTTGTGTTGTCGTCTTTCTGCTTTGCTTCGCCCGGATCAACCTGCGGCGAAGGCGTCAGAGCATTTGGCTCAACAGGCGCGGGCGCCGGTTGAGATGTTGCATTATCTGCAACAACTGGCACAGGAGAAACCGTTGGAGCGGTCGCCGGAGTAGGCTCTTGTACTTGCTGGGTAGGTGTCTGCTTGGGAGCCGCAGGAGCCGCGTCTGGCGTCTGTCCTGAACCCTGGTACTGTGGACCTGGAACAATGTTTTGGCCCAGCACGAGGTCCCCCTGGGCGGCCGGCTGCGCGTTCAGGACATCAGCCAGGGTTTCCACTTTAGGCGCGCTAGTGACAGGAGCCGAGGGAGTGGCGTCGGGCGTTTGACCCGTGCCTTGATAATCAGCCACCGTGCCGGGCTGAACATTTTGTTCCGGCTTCCTGCCATCAACAAACAAGGTGATCTCGCCGGTCTTAGGGTCAACCGTATAGAGCGGGTTTTCTGTCCGCTGCTCGGGAGCCGGAGCCATGTTGCGTGCCGCCTGTTCTGGCAAAGCTGCATCAGACTGCGCGGCCATGTCCTTCGCAATCGCGTCTGCTAGGGTCTCTGTCGTTTGATTGCGTGCCTGAATGTTCTGATTGGCAGCCTGGATGCCAGCAGTCGTACCGCCTTGAACGATCTGCTGCCCGCCACCAAGAACGCCCTCTGCGACGATCTCTGGGCCGCTATAGACCTCTTTGTCGGTAATGACCTGGCCGAGAGCTTCTGTTGCTGCATCGCTGGCCGTACCCACGGCAGCGTCACGCGCAAACCGTTGGAGCAATGAGCCGCCCAGGCCGCCAGAAACAATGTCCGCAGCCGTACCGCCAGCCGCGATTGCGGCTCCGCGTCCAAAAGCTCTGCTGTTCAGTTCTCGAACCAAGCCAGGGTTTTCAATGACGAATTGCTTTACGGCTTCAGGGTCGGTGGGGTCAATGCCAGCGCGTTGTAACTGGTCCTGAAGGGACGCCTCGCGCTCTGCCTCTGCTGCCGCGCTCAGTGTGATCGGTGCGCCAAACACCGGCGCCACCATAGTCGCCGCGCCAGCCGCGGTTGCCAGTGGTTGCGAGGCCACGGACTCAGCCAGCATGCTTCCTGCGCCGCTTGGGTTGCTTGCGAACGCACCAAGGGTCTGGAGAGTGCCCTGCTGCATTGCGTCCTGAATGTTCTGCTGCTGCCGGCCGACGGGGATAGCGTCAAGCGCCGCCTTGCCTTGCTCTGCTCGCTTAGCTCCCTTCTCAATGCGTGTTGTGGCTCGATCCTGCAAAACAGGTTGAGCGGCAACCATGTTTTCAATGGCCTTTGCTAAGACAGACGGCGGTAGTTTTTGTGCTGTGCCTGGTTGCCATTGCATGGGAAATTCTTCGACCATGCGCGCGTCAATTTCTTCAGGCGTCATGTCTGGCGAAATGGCATTTGCTCTAGCCAAGTCCTCAGCACCAAGCGCAATTTCAGACACACCCTGCCTTTGCGGGCGCATGCCAAAGAAACCTCGCTCAATTGGATCAGGAATCCAATCGTTCGGCGTATAGGTCGGTGTCGTAGGCTCGGCTGGCTGAATGACAGGCGTAGGCGCGGCAGGTGCTACGTTTTGGTTCTGGGGTGCTTGTGGCGCACGGAATACGTCACCAAGCGTCTCGGGCTTTGGAACAGGCAAGGGCGCCATGTTCTTTCCCGGCACGAGTGGTGGAGCCTCTGCGGGCATAGGCGCAGGGACCGCGCCTTCAGACATGAACCACAGGTCTTCAATTTGCTCGTCTGTAAGCCCCCGCGAACGGCCCTGGTCAATGAAGGCACGCGATGGCCGCGTCGATTGCGACGACCCGAAGAGCTTTAGTGCGTCCATGGCTTTATTCTCCGTACCGCTTGGCCCACATTGCTTCTGCGTCAGCCGCGGTACCGCCGTTGTCGATCACGCGCTTGAAGAATGCCGCTTTGAGTTCTTCTGGTGAGAGCTGCGTGCCGCCTTGGCTTTCTGCCGCCGCCGTCGCGGCCACGGGATCGCTAGGGGCAAAGATCGAGGCAATGCCCTGATATCGCTTCTCTGGATGAGCCTCTAGCTCGGCCGTCCGGTTGTTTATCGCATCAAGCGCGGCGCCCGCTGCGCTATCTACGTTTTGAGCCATGACTTCAGGAACACTGGCAACAGCATTGCCAACGGCTCCTGCTGCTCCGCTGACAGCATTTCCGACAGTGTTAGCCGCTCCACCAATAGAGTCACCAACGCCACCCACAATGCGGCCTGGCAATGCAAGCCAACTGTTTTCGCTTGCTTGGTCGGGTGCTTGCGCGCCCGCGACTGCATTCACAATAGGGCTCTGATCTGGCGCAGGGGTAGCGCCCACGGCGGGCTGATCTGGCACAGTCCGACCATTGATACTCGCAGGCTTTTGCTGCGGGACAAGAACGTCCATTGCATAAGTATCCGTTGGCTTCCCGCCAAACACGCCGCCGAGCGCCGGCTTCTTCTCTCCGGTTACAGCGATGTAGGTCGGGGGCGCGGCTTTGCCAGCAATCTTGCTTGCTTCGTTGCGCGAATAGGACGGGCCAAGTTTGTTCTCGTTGATCTGCCCCTTGTTTGGCGCGCGCGTGTAGCGAGACCCATCTATCACGGCACCAGCAATCTTTTCCTCGGCGCCAAGCAGGTAGGTGGCCGCATCCTTCGACAGTCCGTCAAAGCCAGTAATGTTGCCTTTGCTATCTCTTTGAACGCCAATCTCATCCAACATTGTTGCTGGAATGCGGCCCGCCGCAATGTCGTCTTGAACCTTTTTCAGAATTGATCTGTTCAGCTCAAGATTGGCAGCCGTTTGCACTTTGTTGCGCGTTTCGGAGCCAACTTCATTCAACAAGCCTGCGGCCTTGTCTGCTGATACGATTGTTGGGGCTGCCGCCGCCTTAGTGCCAGACTTCTTTGCTGCCTTTTTCCCACTTGACCGGGCTGTGGGTGATGGACCGATCGTCCTCCCATTGACCGCTCGCAACTGCGCCTGCCCTGGCAACATGCCCATCGTCCGACGAGAACCAGGATCAACGCCAAACAGATTGCCGCCATTGCCACCGCGAAAGCCCGCAGCGCGCAGATACTCGCTCGGCAAGCCAATGCCGCGCGCCATCGCGTCTTGCTGGAACGCGCCAGCCGAAGCGCCAAACCCACGGCCAGGATAATAGCCGCGCAAACGATTGCGCATTGCCATTGCAGCTTCCATTGGGCTCATGTCGCGCGTGTTGACGCCTGCGCCGATGTTCATTGGCGGCATACCGCCTGCTGACATACACATGACGATTGTTCCTTAAATGCTCATCAACAGTTTGGCGCGGCCCTTCGCGCCATCGTACTGTCGTTCGATCCAATTCATTGATCCAGGCATGGCGTTCGTTCCGGCTCGTGACTGGCCGCCAAGCTGGTTGTTGTCGCTCGTCGTACGATCCATGCCCGAAGTCAGATCAAACAAGGTTGGGCCAAAGGCGCCAAATGCCGCTCGCCGCATGCCCTCTGCTGCTGTCGCGTCAGCTACTCTTGCGTTGGTGTTGGCAATGGCGTTTGCAATGGGGCTGTCCATGCCTGCCACTGTTCCCGGCACGGTGTAGGGGTTGGGACTAGCAACCGCCGCATAAGCGTTCTGTAGGCCTTCTTGATTGGCCGCCATGTCAGAACCAAACTGTGCCGGGTTCATCGTTGCCTGTTGCTGATCGTAAGTCGCCTGCGCTTGCTTTTGAAGCTCATCCTGAAACGCCATTTCTCGCGCCAGGTAGGCTTCTTCTTGTGCGCGCTGCGCTTTCTCTGCTCGCATCATCTGGCTTGCACCAGCGAAATTGACCGCTGTGGTGGCCAGGCCGATTGCTGCTGATGGACTACACATAAATCCCCCTTAGCCGATCACATAGTATGGGTTGCGGTTGGTCGCATACGGGTCGTAGATGTTTCCTCCACTGCCCGTTGTGCGCTTAGAAGCTGAACTGGCAAGGCTCCCCAAAGAACCAAGAGCAGAGCCAATTGCCCCGCCCATAGCGCTGTAGCTGCTAGACAGACGCGGGAACATCGGCTCGGCCAAAGCACCCTCAACCTGGTTGAGCGCAGCATTGTAAGAGGCGTTCGGATCGAAGGTCGTGTTGACCATCGTCAGGCCTTGCTTGCGCGCATCCGACACCTGCCCTTTCAAGCCCTGGATATACTGGTTTTGCTGATCCACCAGGTCTTGCTTGTTGCGCTCATATTCTTGAGACAAATCACCGTACAAGCTGGCGGCCGCCGACGTGTTCGACATGCCCTTGCGCGCGAAGTCATAGGCCAGCTTTTGCCGCGCTTCGTTGTACTGCTGCTCGGCCTGCGGTTGGTAGTTGTCCATGAAGGCAGTGCGCCGCTCCTGATAGAAGTCAGGCGTAAAGGTGTTGTCAAAGTAGTCGTTGATTTGGGTCGTGCCTTGAGCCACCTTTTGGGCCTGTTCACGCGCGCGGATTTCCGACGGTGACGGGCCAAGGTTGCTTGGCATACTTCCAGACATGCACATGGTCTTGGCTCCTTAGCTAAACAGTTTGTATCGCTGGCGAATGCGTGGATTGCGCAGGTAGTCAATGGGGGTGGCGCCAGTGCGTGACGCATCTCGGCGCGCTGCCTGTGAGGCCATCTGAAACAGCTTGGCGCCCGGAACAGCGCTTGAAAATGGATTGGCCGCTTCGGTGTATTGCGCGCCTTGAAGCCCGCTCAGAGCGTTGGCAAGATTGGTTTCGTTGCCCGCGATTTTGCCGGACCCCGTTACGCCGCCAGCCGTAAGCCAATAGTCACTTGCGTAAACGCCCCTCTGAACTTTGTTCGGCGCAGTCTGCGCCCCACGCGTGCCGCTTCCGTCAACGCTACCCGCCTTCTCGCTGTTCAAGACGTTCTGGAAATAGTCGTTGAAAACGTTCCCAACATTCCCAGCGTATGAGCTTGTTGCGTCATTCGCGGATTGAGTCATGGAGCTGAGAGCGTCCTTGTAAATGCTCCCAATACGCGCTCTTTGAGTCTTTTCAAATGACTTACCACGCTGGCCGCTTCGTGCGGCCGCATTTGCCAGGTCTTGCATTGCGCCCACCTGATACCCGTCAAGCGCTTCTGTCTGGCCACCAATGTGCTGCTGCTGCCCGTCATAGATGGAGCCCGCCAAATTGGTTGCCTGGCCGTTCATTCGCGCAAGCGTGTTCAATGCCTGCATTGCATCAACAGCATCTCGGGACGCGGCGACAGAATTGAAGAAATTGCCATGAATTTTGTCGCGCTTGTTTTCGCCCGCGTTGGTGAGCTTCCAGTCATATCCAAACAACCCCGTTGGTTTTTTATACCAATAGCTACTGTCGTATAGCTTCCGGTCATTCGTAAACGCATTCATGTAGTTTGTTGCGTCGTTGGAATAGCCCGTTTTCCTGGTGCTCATCGTGTTTTTTGCAGGATCGTATCCAGCGGAAAGCGTTGACAGGATATCTGCAAGACTAGGCATGATTGCCTCCCACATAAGCAAAACAGACAAAACTTTCGCCGCCCTTACCCCATCCTTCGTGAATGGCCTCGGGTTCAAATCCCAGCACGGTGAGCCAATTGTGGGCTTCCTTGTGATCGGCGTGGCTCCAACAATGCGCCCGGTGGCAGCCTTCCTTGGCCATCTGCGGGTTCATCACGCGCGCAGCAAACTTGGTCGCCGTCAAAGCAACTTGCTTCCACTTGGGTGTGGCCCACATGCCAACGCCCCAAACGCCCGGCCAGTGTTCTTGGGCCGTAATCAGAGCGACAGGCTCATTTCCCAGAAGTACGCAAAAGCGCATGCGCGCCTTCATGCACATGAAAATCAGAGTGTCGGACGCTTCTTCAATTGTATCAAACGGCAGGCCAGCCAATAACTCTTTCGCATCTTCATCGCGCATGTTGCGCGTCACGTGAGAGATTTGGGCCTGTGTTGCCTTAACGACGGTTCGCTGCATCAAAATGGACCCCCAACATGCCAAGAATTGCTCTCTCGCTGGTCGCATTGACGCAACGAATTGAGACATGGCTAGTCACACCTTTCAGTGCAATTTGCTGCAAGCTGAAGGTGGAGCCATTGAAAACACCAGCCTCATAGAAGATCGATGGATCACGAGGGTCTGGGTGGACGTAAACCCGCCATGTGCCCTGCGCAGCAATGTCCAGCCCCTTCAACGTCTTGTGGCCAGACGGGTCTTGCAGGGCAATGAATGGCGTCTGAACCTCGACGGTGGCGCTGTCATAGGTCTCGCCGTCGGTCCCGCCGTAGAGATACAGCGTATTCCCAGAGCGCACATAGAGCTTCTGACGAATGCTCGCCACATGCTCAGCAGAAAACCCAAGGGAATACTCGCTCCAAGCGCTGATCTGGCTGCTCGGAAACTGGCTGTAGACGAATGTTCTGTCGCCAATCTGGATCGTGTAGCGCCCGTCTTGAGGGTCTTGCCAGGCCATTGAAGCTGCAACGGTTGCCGCGCTTTGCCCATTGACGTGTTCAAGGATCGTCGCATCAACAGCCGTTCCAATGCTCGAAGCCGAGGCATAGTTAGAGGACGACTTGGCGCGCAGGGAGCGAATGCCCCTGTTGTCCAGATAATAAACGTCGTCTGAACTCATGGCCACAATGCTGTTTGGCGCGTCGGTGCCCGCCGCCGTCAAGGTCTGGCTTACAAAGTTGAAATCAGCGTCAACGTCAATTGACCAAAGTTGGATTGCATCAGTGCCGAAAATGGCCATCAGGTCCATGTATGGCACGACGCCCGTAATGTCCTCGATGCCTTCAGTCTGGCGCGAGAAGCCAATTGATCCGGCGCCAATGGAAGGGTCGGCAGGATCGTCGCCGTCGTCCGTCCAATTGGCCGGCTCATTCAGGTTCGAGAAATAGAGAAATCCGTCAGCCGGGCTGTAAACCTTGGCCTTATACGGCATAGCAAATGTGCCGATAGCCACAGGATTGCCGGTCGCGCCGTCATACCAATGAGAGATGATTGTCCCGTCATAGAAGTGCCGGGTAGACCCGTCGTCAAACGTAGCAATGACGTACATCAGCCCATCAAAACTCGTCACATCCAGAACGCCAGTCATGTTGGCCGCGCTTTCATGGACAAGCTGTTGATAGTTGACAGTCGTGCCGTTGCCTAGCGTGTAAGGAAAACTCACAGGAGCCGCACCCGAGCCAAAAACATAAAGCTGCTTGCCAGACACACCCAGGCCAAAAGAGCCGCTCAGATCGAGCCCCTGGTCCACATAGGCCTTACGCTTTTCAATCTCACCGCCACGGGTCAAGTGTGCGTTGGTCAGGCTGATAAGGGTGCCAGGCGCAGCCGTGTCAATCATGCGCCGGTCATCAAGACCGCCGCGAAAATTCTCAATCAAGGCAAGAGGCATGTTAGAGCCTCCGAACCATAATCTTCGGAAGCATCACTGAACCACCTTGAAGGTCGTTCAATTCTCCGCCGATCATAAAGCTTTCAGCGGGCGTTGCCTGGCCTTTGAGCTTGTTGAGGCGGTTGGTATAAAGGTTGAGCTTCATGTCTGCATCGCGTTGGCTATTGCGCGCAAGCAGGAATGAGCTGGCCAACAAAACAACAAGCTGGTCGTCAAGATCAACAACATCAGTGCCGCTTGTCGGGCGCACGAAGGGCATGGAGCCTTCAAACATGATCTGGCCGTCACCATTGCTGCTGTCATAGCCATGATCGGGCGTGGGCCAGACTTCAATCTGGTCGCCGTATCGCTGGAAATTCAGAACGCGATTAGCGCGTTCGTCCAGGAATGGATCGTAGGCCGCATAATGCGAAGGGTCGATGCCGTAATGAAGCGGGCACCAAGTCGAGCCATATCGGATCGAGGCAGCAGTCAAACGATCAATGTCCACGGTGGAAGGCGCGTCGTAAAGACGTTGGCCTTCAACCAGGTTCAAGAACCCGCGTCGGCGCAAGTGAGGCCATTCGTAGGACGTGGCCACCTGCTCGCAGGCGTTCTGCACAAGCTGCAAGACGGAATTGTAGACAGCCTCATTCTGTCCCGGCACGTCTGAAAAGCCAGCGTCCCGCAGAGTGTCTGTCACCAATTCATCAAGCAGCCGCTTGCGCATTATTCATTCTCACCATTCAAGAGAGCGTCAACCTCGTCTTGAGGCACTTCTTTGGCTTCTGCGGTCTTGCGTGTGCGGCGAACCTTCTTAGGGCTATCGTCAGCATCTTCGACCACATGGGGAGTATCAGAGAAGCTCTCTGGCAATTGAGGCGCATGGCCAGGGAACAGTTGCATCAAACCATCAACGCCGTTCTTGTTGCGCCCATAGCGAGCGCGCAGACGCTCAATTTCATCAATGGAAGAACGGTCTTCTTCGCCTTGATAAACGGCAGAAGCAAAAGCGCCTTCGCCGTGGATGAACGCGAGCAGCATCATTTCAGCCGGGGTCACGGCAGAACGATTGACGATGGTGTTTGACGATCCGCTAACGCGGATTTGGATGCGGGCTAGTTGCATGTATTCTCTCAGTTGAAGTAGCAAGGGCCCCGCCGAAGCGAGGCCCAAGCTGGGGCGGGGTTACTTGAACTCCATCACCATCGACGTGTTGCGCTGCCAGCAGCACAAAGCACCAGTGTAGGTGATTGCACGATAGAGAGCGTATTGGTCGTGGGGACGTGCCGGGTGGTGAATACGATCAACCTCACCGTCCATGTCGTAGAGTTTGATCCGAGACGTGTCGATGAAGTACGCGCGCTTCAGGAAGTCCTTGTCACCAGATGTGCCAAGATCGTCCAGCGAAGGATCGTACTCGAACTTCAGCTTGCCGAACTTTGGCTCGGACATGTCGAAGTTGGTTGCTGTGCCGTTTGCAAAGCCCTGCTGGGTCAGGATGCCTTTGGCAAACAATTCTGCCTCCAAAGTCTCCATGAACTCAGAGCCACAAAGAACCATATCAGGCCCTTTGCCGTAGCGACGAAGCTGGCGCATTTCATTGCGAACAGCGGTCATCAACGGACTGTCGATTGTGGCGCCAGTCACATCAACGCGGCCATCAACAGCACCGACCAACACGTTCGCACGGTTGCGCCACCAAGTGCGAACCTCGGTTGCACCAGTCCGGCTAGTGGTGATACCGCCAACGGTCTCAGAGAAGTCACCAGAAGCAGGAATGTCCGTAATAACGGACTGGATGCCCGGCACCAGGGTTGAGTCTTGAGTGCCGTCGTCCCACAACATCGCGTTGAAGGCGGCCTCGTAACCCTCCATCATGTCGTTCAGCTTGTCTTTCAACAGGCTGTGAATGCGGGTCACATCGGCTTTGGAGTGGTTGGACGTGCTGGCGCCGTTTGCGCTGTCTGTCACGGTAATGCCGTCTTGCTTCAGCTCGGTGAAAGTCACAGACAGACCGTCGTGCAATTCTTTCCAATCGAACTGAGCTTGATCGACATTACCACGGTTGCCGTAGCTTACCGTGTCAGTGTAGGCGTAGCCTTGCATGGTGTGCTCGGGCTTGCCCTTGACGTTGCGGCGAATTGAAGTGTTACCGCCAGGGTAGACTTCAGATTTGCTGCGCATTGCATCGTAGAGAGGACGCGCTTGGCGCTCGTTCTCTAGGGGTTGACCCTTGATGAAGTAGTCAAGCGCAGCATTCATAATGCTATCAAGCTGCGCCTGGGTGAAAGTGCCAGCGTTTGCGTCGTTATAAACGCTGGCCTTTGAAGTAGCTGAAGTCAGCAAAGCCATGTCGGGTTATCCTTCTAAATGGCTGTTCAGTTTTGAACCCGACTGCCTATCTAGAGAGCGCTTTCAATCGCTTCCATAAGGCTTTCGGGTCGCTTACTCGCGGTAGAAGTGCGTCCGCCTGAGACTGTTCGTTTCGGCTGCGGCTTTGGGATCATGGCGCCCAAACGCTGATTGACGTTTTTGTAGGCCACTTCAACAAGCTGCCTCGCCATCTGTGCGTTCTGTGGGGCTCCATACTGTGTTGCCAATGCGCGAATTTCAGACTCAAGGAACGGAACCTTGCTTGCAAAATCAGGATCGCTGGCGCGAAGCTCTGCTTCGACTGTCGCCGCCGCATTCGCCATTTCAGTTTGCGCTGTCTGCTGCTGTTGCTCTTGGAACCGCTGTTGCTGATCCCTCTGCTGCTGCTGCATCCATCCTTGTTCAGATCGCGCCCGCGCTAACTCTCGCGCCCGCTGTTCTGAAATTTCCCCGTTTTCCAAATCCTCAGCCAAATCATCAGGCAAGTGTTCGCCGGTGAATTGTCGAAGCTGGTCAACATAGGGACCAAGCAATTCGAGAGCCTTTGCAGGGTCGTTGCGCATGGCGGCCATGATCTCAAAGCCTTGCTGCGCTTCTTCCGCTGAAATGCGGTTCTCGCTCAAGAAACCTGTGATACGCTCGAAATTCTCTGCGGCTGGTCGAAGGCTTTCAACCTGCTCCTTGAACTCACGGCGCTCCCTGGTAACCTGCTGCCATCGAGGGTGCTTACCAAAAGGCAAATTGGCGTCGCCGCTATCATCAGCTTCGGCACTGGCTTCAGGTTGTGCGCCCTCGCCTTCTGTGTCGTCACCTTCTGATTGCTCGCTCGGCTCATCAGGTTGCGAACCCTGCTCGTCAGCTTCATCAGGCTCATGGAGCGCGCTTTGAATGGCGTCCATTAGATTAGGCTGATTCTCTACGCTCTCCGACGACGACTCAGAATTTACGTCTTGATCTACCGGAGACGACCCGGTTTCTACGTCTTGTTCCATTGTATTCATGTGTTCACTTGTTGTCAATGTGGTAGCATTAGGCACAAAAAAACGGGGAAATAGGCCGAGACCTATCCAGAGACAGCCGCTTGCGCAGCCCCGCCATCAGTCACTTGATTCAAATTTGGGTCCATTGGCGGACGCCCTGGCGCCCCCGTACCAGGCCGCGCGCCCGCTGGGCCTTGAGCATTGGGGTCGGTTGCGGGATCACCTGTGCCGGGTTGCTTCATGGCGTTCATGGCCACAATAGACGGCACCGCCTCTGCAATTGCTTCGTTCACATCTAAGCCGTCGTCCAGGCGCGTCAGGACTTGTTCAACCAGCCATGACGGTGAAATTCCTGGCATTTGGATAAGGAAGGGAATGACGCGCTCAAGATTAGCAAGCTCTTGCGCCTTGTTCGGGCGTCCTGACGACCCGGCACGGACTTCTAGGAACATTTCGTTGGCAATCTCTTGGCGGTTCAGCTCCGGCCAAACGGCACCGTTGCCTACAATTGCCTTCACACGATCGGCAGGCATTTCAACCAACAAGACCTTGCCGGCATCGCGGCCAATCTGAGACAGCAAAGTATCAAGCTCGTCCACCTGGCTTTGCATGGCCGACATGCGAGAGCTTTCAGCAATCGAACTCTCTGTTGCAGAGGCGCCCGCCGTCCCGCCAAAGTTGGCTTCTTGGGCGCCCGCAATCCGTTGAATGTCGTCAAACGTGCTGGAAGTCTCGTAAAGGATCGGGTTGATCTGCGGCAAAGCCATTGGCTGGATAACCTGATCGACAGAGCGCCCTTCTTCCAATGATTGCAATTCAAGGTGCTGGAAGGCAACGCCGTTCTTCAGCTTGTTCTTGTCCTCGTCCGTCAACATGCCAGCCGGAGAAACTGTCTTAGGACGGCTTGCAATGCGGTGTTCGCGCAATCCTTGCCGGGCACGATTGTATTCTAATTGAGCGTGGCGAATAAGGCTCACATCTGAACGCGGCCACAAGCTTTCTGACTGCTCGTCCACCTCAAGCGTATGGAAGGCCAAGGTGTAGATTGGAAAGAACTGATCGACTTCGACGTTTGGATTTTCTGGCGCAGCCAGATATTCAGGGTAGCCGTCCGCAATGGTGAACTGCGTGTTGGTCGTCTTGTCGTAGACCTCCCAAACGCACACCAGCTCGTCGCGGGGTCCAGACGATTGCTTGCGACCTGCTGAACGATAGCCGCCATTCTTGTTTTCCGTGTAAGCGTTGTATTTCTCTTTCACGTCAACGCCGTAAATCTGCAACACCTCATCGCGCGTGAAGTGGAACTGTTGGGCAAGCCAATTAGCATTGATCCACCCCTGGACGCTTGTGCAAGCAGGATCGGGGATGATTGATGTTGATGATGGGAAGTCAAACACCAAGCCTTCGCGAAGGACGATCTGATCTTGGCTTTCCATGCTGCTGATTGCGTTTTCAAGCTCTGCGCGCTCCGCGTCCAACAAGTCAATTTCTTCATCGGCTGCATCAAGGAGCTTTTGTTGAATGATTGCCAGGCGGTCTGTGTGATCGGCGATCTGCGTCTTGATCTCTGGCCGCAGGTCCATCTCTCGCTGATACCCAAGCTTCACATAGCCAACACCGGTCGTCACGGCACGACGCACGGCAGACTTCATCTGTTGCTTGAAGCTGTGGCGCTGTTCGTCGATCTCGTACTTGAACAGGATCTCCAAGGTTTTACCCATGCGCTTAGCCATCTCTTGAGTAAGAGAGCCTTCAGCGTAATCGGCCAGCAAAGTTGCCGGAGCAAGAGACGCCGGGTTTTCAAGGCCTGCCATCTGAAGCGCTTGAACGGCTTGCATGATCTGTTCGATCTTCCCGTCCCAATAGGCATAGGGAAGCTTCTCCCTGCGCTTGGCAACAAAGCGAGGGTTCTTTGCATAAAGACTAGCCGTGCGCGCATCGACAAATCGTTGCGTGATGTTGGCAATGTAGAGGTTTTGGTTGCTTGCATAGTTGCCTTCAGAGCCGAAGCGCGCAAGCTTCTGATCTTCCATCATTTGCTTGAACGCTGGTTCATGGAGCTTCTTGGCGTCCATGATTTTTGACTGCCAGCCTTGAATGTATTTGCGGTGTTCGACAGGCAATTCCATGTCGTCGTCCCGCTCAGCCATCATCTCTTTCATTAGAAACCATCCGCGTGTTCAAAGGCGTTTAGACGCGCCCTATTTGTCATGTACTTCACCCAACCGAGCGTGCCGGTCGGAGGAATGCCCGATTGGCCAACGCCACCAGCGCTTGCCTTGACCATGCTTTTCACGCCGAGCCCCAGGTAGCTCATCGTATCAACAATGTCGTCATGCTGGCCGTTCGGGAAAGAAAGCAGCTCGTTTTCAAAATGGTGGAGCCAGCTTGCATTGCGAGGGATTTTCACCAGGCCCATGCCCATCATGCCCTGGATGGACTGGGAGCGCTGCATCTTGTCCTCTTTTGGCGCCATCTCTCGGATGTTGATCCAAGTGCCAGTCTCTTGCATCTGCTGCTTCAAGAATGGGCCAATTGACTGCGTGATATGCGTGCGCTCAGCAAACCAAATGAGAGGCTTGTACTTGTCGGCGAACCAGAGCATTGACTTCACCTGGCCCATCGAGGACGCCTTTTTGCGCCACATATCGACGATGTAAAGAATGCCCTTCTCATCCACCGCGCCGCAGATGAAAACTGTGTAGTCGTTCTTTTGCCCGCTCTTAACAGCATGGTCACTGGCGACGTAGTAGCGACAGTTTGCTGGAAGGTCTTTGAAGTTGTAGTAGTCGAACCATTCACGCTGGAATGTCACGCCTTCTGCTGGCGTCGGGTTCGACTGGAACACACACGAAAACGCCGTCACGCCCATTTGAGCGCGCATGTCTTTCAAAGACTTGGTGCTGTGAATTTCAGGCCAAAGCGGCTCATCTACCTTGCGACCAAGTGGATCATCATCTTCGGCCAGAGCTTTCAGATTGATAATGTGCCAATCCTTAGCGACCTTTGGATTGTAGTGCGGGTTGTCCTTGTTGGTCAGGCGGCCAATCACATCATCTTCATGCCAGCGCGTCATAATGATAAGGACAGCGCTGTCCTTGTTCATCAATCGCGTCATAAAGGTGGTGGTGAACCATTCCCAGCACGTGTTTCTGATTGTTGGCGACTGAGCTTCTTCCTGGTCTTTGAACAAGTCGTCCACGATCAACAAGTGGCCGCCACGTCCCGTAATTGCACCACCACGGCCCACAAAGTAACCGTCGCCGCCGCGAATGCCGTTGGTATCAACACCGATCCGTCGCTTGCTTCGAACGCCTTTTGTTAGCCGCACGTCTGGAAAGACTTGGTTGAAAGCAGGGCTGGCAATCAGCTCGCGCACCTTTTCGCCATGCTGATCGGCAAGGTCTTGGTTGTAGGTGGCCAAGATCACGTTTTTGGTGGGGTTGCGCCCTAAGAACCAGGCGCTTCCGCGCAGGCTGAAATGCTCCGTCTTACCGTGCCGGGGTGGAACAGTGACAATCAAGCGCTTGTACTTGCCGGCTTCGACAGCTTCCATCGTCCGGCAAAACAATTCATGCACGCGGCTTGGGCGATAAAGAGTGCGCGATGGATCGTCTGGATTGCGCGGGTCTGGCATGGTGTGGTGGATGAAGGTGCCAAGATTGTCGTGAGCCTCGCGCGCCTGAAGCAATCGTTGCGCAACAAGAGCCTGACGCTCCTTCATGCGAGCATCGCCGAAGTCAAATGCCCGTTCGTGTCTAGCCATCAGCGCACCAGTCTTTCTTTGCGCCCTGGCCAAAGTACGGAGCAGCAAGACCAGCACCAACGATCAAATCAGACCATGATAAGCTGTCGCCTCGCGTCACGTTTGCAACGACGCGGCCAGCGAATTTGCCCAGCACGATGTGAGTTAGGTTGACTGTTGATCCGACCTCAAATGCTTCGGCCATGATCGTCTTGGCCTCTTGCGCACGCTGCTTTTCAAGGTCGCACTTTCCATGACGTTCTGGCGTGTCAATACCAAACACGCGGACGCTGATGTTATCGACTGTGAGCTGAGGCCAGACGCGCGCGTTGACGACGATGGTATCTCCATCAATCACGCGGACGACTTGAGCCTCTACGGGACCGGAAATGGTTTCAGCACCATGAACAAGCTTGGCGCCAAAAATGGAAATTGCAAAGGCGCAAACGCCAAAGGTAATTCGCCACATCATCACATCACTTCTTCTTAGTTGAGAACCAGTTAATCAAGAATGCTTCAGCGCCCCTCGGGCCCAGGTAAGCCAGAACAGCCACAATGCCGGTGCTGACCGGCTGCCCGAAACCGAAATATGAGGCCACAGCTTCACCAACCATAGCCATGCCGACCGCGACCGGGATCTCCCAGACAATCTCTTTGCCGAAGAACTTGCGCTTGCCCTGGCGCACCTCACCAGCGTGCCACATCAAACGCCCCGTGAGCGCGCCAAACAGTGTCGTGACGGTCCCGCCAAAGAGGCTGTTAATCAGCTCAATTAGGCCGTTATTGCTCATTATCTACACCCCTGTGTTATTTGCATCGGGTTCCCAAGATAAGGAAGCCTCATTCCAAGTATATTGTCCGCCGTCATTAGGGTAAGCTGTTGGTGACTCCCAAAGGCACGTAGCCTCGTCTAATAACCAACTTGGATACGGCTTTGGGGGGATAAACGCATCGCGTTGGGGGTCGTAAGTATATCCAACTTCAGGCATATTTTTACGTTCTGGGGTGCATTCGACCAGACCATCTAAGTCGGGGGTGTATGGGACTGAGCCCTGCTCATAAGCAACGACAACATTGTTTTCGTCTAGATACGCAAACCTAACCATCCTTACCTCCTACCGTATTGCCAACCAACTAACGTTCACATTTGAAGAATTAGCTACCTCTGAAAAATTAACTGTGAAGCCCGTTGTTGTTGGCTCGTAATCTGTCGCCTTGCTTTCCCTAACAGACAGCGAGGAATTATGTCCTGCGACGTTTAACACGCCAAAATTAGTCAGGATAAAGGACGGCGGAGATGCAAACGTTGTATTGAATGGAATAGTATGCCGCGAACCGTAAACCGTAGACCCAGGAATCCAGGTCGTGTTTGTCTGTGTGATATTACTGCCTGCGCTTAATCCTGTGGCAGAAATAGATTCTGTTCCATAGTCAAGCGTAGGCTTCGGACCCCTGAACGTCGCCGTGTCGTCCACGGCAAACCAAGCAATGTCAATATCGGTTGCGGTGTTTGACAATCCAATCAATGCAAGAGTGCATCCTGTTTTCGTTACGGTTCCGTTCTTAACTTGTGCGCCCAACAAAGACGTATGGTCTGTCTCATTAGTCCTTAGGCCAACGATAACTTTAGGGGCGGATGCAAATGCTCTAGGGAATGTAAGAGGAACCTCGGTGACGTAAGTCGTGAAATTAGTCTGGTAGGTCAGGTCGTATGACGTTGGAGATTGGCTTATGCCTGTTACGTACCCGTATTGGAAATCAGGAGATGGTACGGTTGTTGACGGCGTACCAAGGAGCAAAGAGTGCTGGATAATGCCAGTTGAGCCAGAAACCATTGACATAGATATAGTGGCGCTACTTGCCAAAACCTCATAAAATCTGGGCGAATACGTAGACGCATGGCCTCCTGCGTTTCCAGTGACGGAGCCAATGGCAGTGGGTGCCGCAGTAAACCCGTTAGTGTAAGTCAGGCCGGTTGTGTCCGTATACAGAGTGATATTTCCGTCCGTATAGCTGTCAGTGCCAGTCGCAGGGCTCCAAGTGGCAGACTCAACGCTAAACCATGCGTCATGGCCTGCCTGAGGCACGCCAAACATCATGTGGTGAATGCCAACCATTAGCTTACGTTTCCTGTTACGACGCACGAATTTGTGCCGATCATTAAAATCGTAGCAACCCCGTAGGCAGAAAGTGCCGCGCTTGAACCGTTCAAGTCGGTTGCATCGCCTGCCATGCGGGCCGTAACACCTGCGGCAAACGAAATAGAAGGCGTGCTGCCGACAGTTTCAACAACGCTGAAAGTTTGCCCGGCAGTAAGGCCAGTCGGAACAGTGATTGAACCGCCCGTCCCCAACAATATGTGATTGCCGTTGTCTGACGTTTGAAGCGAATAGACTCCGGTCTTTGCTGCCCCGGCACTAGGGATACCCTTCTCACCAATCTCACCGCTGGGGGCCGCCTTGGTCGCATAGGTTCCCGGCGTTGCTGTGCCGACCAGGATGTTTCCATCGCTAAAGTCGCCGTCCATGACAGCGCCAACACCGTCAACAGCTAGCGTCGTGACGGTCGCATCTGAGCCATCAGCACCATCAGCACCGGCCGGACCGGTCGGCCCGACTAGGCTTGTGCCCGTAGGCCATGAACCAGCGGCCTTGGGTCCAAAGATTGTGTTGCTGCTACTGTTGATCCAAAAATCACCGTCAACACCGTCCCCGGCACCAGGGTCAGAAGCACCATAGAGGACCGTGTTGCCATTCGCACCAGTTGGGCCGGTCAGATCATCAGTCGAATAGGAGCTTGCATCGGCCAGGTAAAAGGTAACAACGCCGTTCGACTCTTGAATAGGGCCTCCAGGATAGGCAAAATCCAAACCAGTGCCGGGATCACCTTTAGGGCCGCTCGCGGCCTCCCAGGCCGTACCGCTCAAATTGTACGAATAGAGCGTGTCGTCGGTCGAATTGTAATACAGCGCCCCATCAATCAAAGCGTTGCCATTCGGGTCGAGAGCCGGAGCAGACGCATAAGAGCCCAGATAACGCGCCTCAACACCTCCAAGAGCGGTCTCAGCTTGCGCAGCATACGTTCCTGCACTTGAAGCGCTTGTCGCTGCTGCGCCTGCACTATTCCCGGCACTGGTGGCTGAAGATGCAGCGTTGGTCTCTGACGTAGCCGCGTTCGTTGCGCTCGTGGCCGCCTCAGCCGCTTTGGTCGTGGCCGTCGCCGCATCACTAGAAGCAGACGTGGCAGACCCAGAAGCAGAAGCCTCAGAAGCAGCAGCGTTCGTTTCAGACGTAGACGCCGCGCTCGCTGAAGCCGCTGCATTCGTTTCGCTTGTACCAGCAGCAGCTTGTGCCGTCTCAGCCGCAGTTTGTGCCGCCTGGGCCGCCGCAGCAGCCGCATCAGAAGCATTTAATTGCTCGTCAACCGTGACCGCAATGTTGCCAACAGCGACCTTAGAGCCATTCAGCTCAATCAAAATATCCTGGTTCAGAACAGGCGCGCCATTGACAGGCGCTTCGGCTGAAAAACTGTCAGAATGCAAAAGAGCATTCATGGCACCTTCAACGTCGGACGTGTGATTAGAAATGGCCGCCAATTCAGCATCAAGGTCAGCGCCGTTAATCCCGCTGTCACCACTAGCTACTTGTGCGTCACTGAAATCCGTCCCCTGGGTATAGGCTGTAGGGCGAACTGCCATGCTTTACATTCCTTAAATCTGGGTTACTCTATAGTACAACGCACGTCACATCTAGTCAACGCGCACTCTTTAATTCCCAGCACGATAGAAAGCCACTTATGGACGGACTTCAGCCAACAATTGCTGAAATCAAACAAGAGATTGCAGAGGCTTTGCCGTTCAGCAAAAAGCTCATGCTTATCCGAAAAGCGACAGGCCTCACTTACGAGGCAATAGCCCAGCACGTTGGGGTTTCCCGCACCGCTGTTAGTCGATGGAAGAAAGGCCATTCCCTGCCAAAAGAAACTAATGTCAGTAAGTTAGCAGCACTCATGGGCATGAAAACATCCGACTTGCTAGTGTTCCAGGAACCCCACAACACCGCCACTTTCCGCGATGTACTGGGAGAGCAAGTCAATGTCAGGCTGAACCTAACAATGGCCCGTGAGGACGCCCTGGCCGTCCGTAGGCTCGCATCTCACTACACCGAACCACACACAGCTCAGGCTTCACCATAAAAAAAGAGGCGGTCAGCTTGTGAGCCAACCGCCGCAAAGGCCAAAGTGAAAGACGGAACCAACGCCAAACATCAAAAGCAATCTGCCTATTTTTTAGGCATTCGTCAAGTAGCACCTGTCGTTCACCGCCCGGTCAAATCTCGAAAACTGAAAATTTTGGTAGGGTGGTCCGTAATACCATCTGATCGGGGAATCGGAGACCCCCCTGGGGGGTGGGGTCGGCCCCTGGGGGTGGGGTGGTGGTGCCCGCTGGCCTCGCCGCCCTGCCCGCCTCGCCTGCCCCCCTGGGTGGTAGACTGTCTTGGCTAGACTGATACGGCAATGCGCTAACCCTCTGAATCTTCGACGCTTTCCGCCTCACCAACAATATCTGGCTGTGACGGTGTGTTGCCTGTGACCCGCTTGACGTGAGCTTTGACGGCCTCACCGGCCTTGCGCCCTGCCTCGATCACTTCAAACAATTCCGCGTTGGTCATCTCGGACAACGGTTTTCGATCCGTATCGTGGGACGCCTTAGCCGCCGCCGCCTGGCTACTACCATCCAACCCCGCCACCTCAACCAACTTTGACGCAGCA